GTGACCAGTAACAGGATCAAGAGTGTAATAAGGGTCAATATAAACTTTATATTTACCATTTAAAACACCAGCGAAAGTGTTACCAGCATCATCAACTGCTAAGTTCGTGTTCAACGCAGGAGCGTAGTCAAGAACACCAGCCATAGCTAGTGCAGATGCTACATCAGAAGAACAAAGGATAAAGTTACCTTTTCCTCTTCTTGATTCTCTTGCAATTGTGTTGGCTTCTCTTTCAACATGGAAGAGCATACCTTTGAACTTCTCGACAGACCATCTACCAGAAGAATCCACATCTAAGTCGAACCTACCAGCATTAGCAGTACCAGTTTGAGCACCAGTTTTTGCTTGAAGGTTAACTGTTCTTACTACTTCTCTGTTGATTTCCGCGAGGATTTCAGCAGACAAGATGTTTGCAAGTTCAGTTTCAGCATCAAGACCATGAATTGCTTTAAGGTCTTGTGCAAGTTCGATTGTGTATTCTGCTTTAAGAGCTCTTGTCTTTGCAGTTACAGTTGCTTTTTCGATAGTGAAAGCCATAGAAGCGAATGGGTTAGATGCTTCAACATCTCCCTTTGCTTCACCTGCAGCAGTCGTCATACCAGTACCAGTTGCATAAGCAGCTGCATCACCAAATGGATCAGTACCTGCTTGTGTTCCAGCACCAGAGAAGTCTGAGTCTGCTTCGTTAAACATAGCTTCAGTCATTGATAGTCTTGAAGTTGAATCGTTGTAACGGGCTTTCATTGCGAAAACTAACCCAGTAGGGCCAGTCATAGGTTGGACACCACAGATGTCATATGCTACCAAGTTTGGAAGAGATCGTCTAACCAAAGAGATAAGAATCGGATCCCAGTTAGAAATTCCACCAGTTCCGTCACCCATTGCTGAGTTGGCAGGTGAAGCTTCAGAGATATATCCTCTTTCTTCGTTTAAAGCTCTTTCTTGGTTTTCTAAAACTACAGAAGTAACGGCTCTTTTGTACGGATCACTGATCTCTGGGAGATCGGCGTGATTCAATACTGGCTGCCACTTTTCTTGTAAGGATTCTGACATAAACATAATTGTGTGTTTCCTATTTTAGATTAACAAGTTTTTATACTTGAAAAGTTAATATTAAAAAAGTCAACCACTAATTAAAGAGGTTTAACTTTTCCGATTGCGGCAGTGTAAGCAGCCATACTTGGGTCAAGATTCTCTTGAATCTCAGTCGAAGTATTTTGTTCGCCGTTCTGCTCTACTATAGATTCTTCTAATTCCACTTTCTCTTTAGAGTCATTGAAATAAGATTCTTTTATAGTTTGTACTTGAGATTTATATTCGTCACCGAATTCTAAATCTTCAATAAGTTGTCCTAGTTTTTCAACTTGAGTTTCAGTTAAGTCACTGGACACTGATCTAACCACTTCGTTTTTTACCATTTCTTCGTTAGAAGTTGACAAGTCGATGTTCTTAGATACTTCCTCGTTTAATTTAGACTCTAGGTCTTCAATTCTACCAGCAAGTTCGTCTACTACATCTAACTTCTCGTTAGGTACTTCAACATAGTGATCTTCAAACAAGTCTTTAAGACCTGTAATGAAATTTTCTGTGAGTTCGGATTTAAGTCCTCTCTCAATTGCAAGTTCGTTATCTTTAACCCACTCTTCTGCAACATAAGATAAGAAAGAATCTACTTTCTCTACTAGATCAGCCTTAACTTCTTCTGTTAATGATTTAACAGATTCGTTATTAGACTCTTCTAATGAAGTTTGTATTTCTTTTACCTTTGCTTGAACAGCAGCTTCAAAGATTGTTTTTGCCTTTGCTTGAAATTCTTCGGAAAGATCGTCTTCACCAGAAATAAGGGCTTCGATATCAGCAGACATGTCTACTTCAACTTCTTCCTTTTTGACTTTTTCGTCAACTTCATCATCAGACTCATCGTCTTCTGAATCATCTTCGTCATCGTCATCTTCTTCTTTGACTTTCTTTTCGGTTAATGCAGTTAAGGATTCCTTAACAACATCTTCGTCCTCTGTTTTGAAATGTTCGGCTATTTTTCTTAAAAGGTCAGCTTTTGTAGACTCATCGACTTCTTCATCGTCTTCGTCTTCATCATCTTCGTCTTCTTCTTTTTTAACCATTTCAGCATAGAGGGATTTGATTTCTGCTTTTTCCAGACCTTTAAGGTGTTCAATCATAGAGCGAAGTGCTTCCATTTTGGTCATTTCTTCAACTACAACTTCTTCCTCATCAGACTCGACCTCTTCTTGCTTAGGAGCAACTTTGTCTCCACCATCTTTGTCGCCTTTACGCTTCTTAGAAGGTTTAGTTGCGTCTCCAGCTTTATCAACTGAAGCAACTGCTTTCTTAGGTGCATCTGAGTCTGGGGTTACAGCACCACTAGTTGTAGGTACAGGAGCTTTCGTTCCGTCCTCACTAATAGTTTCGTTTTGTATATCTTCTGACATATCTATTTTCCCCTAAATAAAATCCTACTTATTTTAAAACAAGAACGAATAATTCGTTCTTTCGAGTAGTATTTATAAGTTTTATAATTTTGAGAAGAAGTCAGACATAATCTGAAACTTTTTCTCACTTAAATGACGCTGTTTTGTTTGTCGAATCTGACTTTTCCAAGACTCGATCTGTTTCGCTTTAAATATTCCGTTCTCTTGAACCCACTCTACACCTTCCATGATACCATCTACGAAGGCATCTGGTGCAGAAGGGTCTGCAACGATATCAGCTGCGGTAGCAAGCATGAAGTCGTCTTGGACATATTGAGCACTTCCTTTTTGTTCTATTGAACCCATACCCCTACTGGACACGCCTAGTTTTGCACCATCATTCAACAGTCCTTCCACTATTTTCCCCATTGGAGTAGAGAGAATCTTTGCCTTACCGACAAAATTATTCTTGCCATCTTCTTTAAGATCAGTTATCAAGTGTGATACCCTCTCTAAATTGATGGTTGGGCCTTCTGGATGACCCAGTTCCCCATATGCTCTTTTTTTATTTACGAATTCCTTATTATATCGTTTTACCTCTTTTCTCATCGTTTCCATAGGGTAAACACGACCATTTCTGTTCTTAATGTTCGCTTGAAGGAAAACTCCTTCGATATATTGTTCTTTTTTACCAGACTTGGTAGTCTCTGTGATTAAACTTACTTCATCACAACTTGATTCTGACATTAAAAACATAATTGTCTCCTTTACTTAATCTCGTGAACCTTTTCTTCTGGTTCATTATAGGACTGATTACCAACCAATCCAGTTGAGAACCCCAAAGTGTCCTCAATGTTAAACTGTTCTATAAACTCATCGAGGTCTTCACCTAATAATGCAAGTAGTTGTTTTGCATTCTTTCGTGCCTCTTTCTCACTTTTGTAGATTGCAAGTTCATTTCCATCTACATAGACCTTGAACTTACTTCCTTTTTTAGAAATAACTATAGGTACTCTCTTCCCCTTAGAACCTTTCTCAAAATAAGAATCTACCTCTTTCTCTCCACGAGGTAGTTTAAACTTGGCTTCGTCTAAAGACTTAACTAGTTCCTTGAACTTCATCAGTGCCTTTCTCCATCCAATTCATCTGGATATCCAATCTCTTCTGATCGATAGCTTCTTTTTGTTTATCTACCATTGCAGCTTGGAATGATGCAGATGCATCAACCATGTCTCCAGACTCTACTGAATTTATAAGTTTAGTGATATTTTCGTTATTTGCCATAATATTTTAGTCTCCAAAATTTGGTTCTAATAGTCGAGGTCGTCTCCTTCCCCATCGTCATTTTCTTTATTCTTTTCAATTTCTTTATCAATTTGTACAATCTCTTCTTCGGATTGTCTAAGAATATTCTTCCTTATCCAGTTGGTTGAGTAGTATTTACCTACATACTCATCCATCTCTCTAAGAGTTGATACCCTTTCTCTGTAGATTTCAGCATCCTTCATTTCTACAAAGTGTGAGTCTTTCTGGAAGTCAAAACTAATCTCTTCTTTTATTTCTTCCCATTCTTCGGTAGTTATTATACCTTTAAGAACTAATTGAGTTCTTAGAATGTCCAAGAATAAGTTAGAGAACTTATGTCTTAACTTGTCCACAAACCTAGAGAACTTCACTTCGTCTCTAGTGATCTCACTTGTTCTACCTAATGAGAACTGTTGATCTGACTCTAATCTACTAATAGGCACATTAAGTGCTTTGTATAGTTTCTTCTGGAAATAGATTATATCTTCTATCTCCCCTAGATTCTGTCCGCCTGGCAGAGTAGTTATCTCTGTTCCTCTACCACCTTCCCTTCTAGGCAACCAGAAATCTTCTAACATACTCATATGTCTTCGATCATCTCTGATTTCCCCTGTGTCAGCATTGTAGACTAGTTTGTTCTTGTACCTAGTCATTGTATCTTGTAGATACTGTTCTGCCTTCACCTTCGGAAGATTCCCTACATCTATATAGAAAATTCTTCGTTCTGGGGCTCTTGATATCCTGTAGATAACAAGTGCATCTTCCATCATCTGTAATTGATTACCAGCCTTTAATGCTTTATGTAAATAACCAATTATCTGAGTTCGACTTGCATCCATCATTCCAGATGTAGTCATTACTATTGCATCCTTAGAGATTTTTAACATCTGTTGGTTACTAGAACCAGTCTTGTCAAACCCTGCGTCTGCAAAGTGGAAGTATTCTTCAACATGGTCGATTATTTCGACCCCTGTTTTGTCGTCCTTCTTCTTATGGACTTCCCTAATCTTTTTGATCTTCATTGGGTCGATATATCTCAACCCTTGAATACCCTTCTTAGGATTACCCTTTTCAGTAAGTAAATGGAAGTACATCCTACCATCTACATACCACTTTCTGAAAATATCCCCACCCATGTGATTAAATCTCAACATGGAGAGGACATCCCCAAATTCTGACCTTATAGTGGACTTAATGGATTCTGATAATTCTGGAACTCTATCCAGATTAATCCCAACAGGATTGTCGAGATCGTTGACGGAAATTGCCTCATGAACTACATCATCAATAGCTGCATCTACTTCTGGAATGAGTGACATTGCACGATATCTTTGAATGAGGTCAACCTCACTCTTGATAGCACCTTCCATGTCAATATATTGACCAAGTGCCATTCCACCAGCAAACTGACTACCAGATGGTGATGCTTCAATTACTTGAGCACCATCATCGTTCAGAGGGGCCACAAAAGAAGGTGCATTCTTTTGTTCAGCCTTCTCTTTCTTCCGATTTATTTCAAATCCAAATATGTCCATAATAAAGTATTTAGGTCACTCGAAAAGTACAGTTTAATTAAACTGTTCTTTCAAAATGACTGTAAGTAAATGTAATATCGTAAGTCTGTACTTCTTCTGTATCCATGTCAAGTGCAATTGCACCTAAGTTAGTAGGGAACATGTTGTAGAACTCATAAGTTGCTAAAACACTGTCATCCCTGTGAAGTTGAGAAACAGACGCACGAGATACTAGATAGTCGAGTTCAGTTGCACCTGTACCTGCGTCTCTATCTATAATTTCACTCATCCAATTTTCTATACCTGTTCTGATTGAAAAGTCAACATCATTTATAACTGTAACTGTCCAGTCTTCATAAGTTCTTTCTCCAGCAAGTTTAAGAGTTGCACCCCTAAATTTACTTTCGATGATCCCTATTGCCTCAGTTGGTATTCCAGCAGTCTTCACTAAGAATTCTACTTTATCACCAACACGAGGTATAAAGACTTTGAACCTATTTGAACGAACACCACCAGCAGTTAGTTGAGCTTTAAATTGATCTATTGTTGCCATTTTTTACTCCCTAGCTCCCAGCTAATGTGTTAGTCGCACCATAAACTTCTTCAAACTGTACTCCAGACCTTGCAGCCACAAAGTTAAGTGTAATGAAGTTGATTGACTTATTAGGTTTAACGAAAATTGATGCTTGGAATTGGTTAGCATCGATGATTGCCTGTGTGTTGTTTGTTTCATCACAAACCACTTGGAAATCTACGACACCTCTTCGTCCTTGCACCGCCCTTAAGAAAGGTTCAATTGTTGCTCTAAAGTTTGCTCTTGTGAATGCATCATTGAATTCAAAGAGTTGGAACTTGGCAGCAGTTGAGATTGCTTTCTCTAATACGATGAATAATCTTCGTACATTGATTCTATCAAATGCACTTGGAGAACTCAACATTGTTTTGTCTCCAAACAATACTGTTCCCTCGCCTGGGAATGTTACTACTGGGTTAACTCTCTTCTTGTATAGTTCGTCCCTTTCTGCTTGATTAGGATTGAATGCAAGTTTAGTTACTCCAAAGTATTGACCTCTGCTGAATCCTGCTGGTGAATACCACGCATCTCTAACTAGATCAGTTCTAGCCATGAGTCCCGCAGTTGATCCACTTGCTGGAATGTAGCAGTATTGGTCGTTATACTTGTCGTAAAGATATAACCATGTAGAGTCCATAATTGCATATGAACTTGATGTAATAGTGTTTGCTAGTGTTACGATGTCCACTTGCTCAGAACCTATGTTATTGACAACATCTGCTCGTCTCGGAGATGCAACCACGATACAATCTTTTCTTGACTCGGCAATGGTTATTAGATTGTTAATGTGTGTTGTTGCTTCTGAGACTGTAGAACTGTCAACCCCACTTCCATTGTCGGCATTATTAGGGCCTGCAATTAAGAAGTCTACATCTAGTGTTTCTGCATCACCCAAATAAGTTGTGTAAGCAGTGTTCTTCTGTGCTGTTGTTGGATTTCTACCATCGTCTCCGTTAGTAAGACTATTAGTGACTGGTAAACTGTGTGTACTGAAAGTACGACCAGAACCAGAGTTTTGTAAAGTTACCCCACATGTAGATAGGTTAGTGTTGTGATCTAACCATAAAATATAACTAGATTGATTTCTAGTTACATCTCTGTAGTAGTTGCCTGCACCAAAAGAATCTTTTGCATCACTTGCTTTAGAAAGACCAGTAAAAGTCTCAAGGATTTCTCCAACTTGACCTGTTATTGACCCATCTTCGTCTACTACAACAATATGCATCTCATCAAGAGTTGCACCTTTACTTGTTGCATTAGGTGATGTGCCAGGGGCTATATCAAAAATAGATGCATATTCCCATTCTCTGGAAACATTGACACCACTTCCTACCGCCACCTGTATTTTTTTAGTAGAATCTGAAGCCATAGCAATGGTTAGGTCACCAGCACCTGTCGAACCAGAATCAAATGCAATAGCACTAACTTGGTAGACACTTGTGTCTCCCGCGATAGTTACTTTATCTCCTACAACGAACTTCTCAGCTAGAGTAACACCAATACTGGAGTCACCAACACTTGAAGTTGCATTTGTAGTAGTTACACTTGCTTCTGAAAAAGCAGCTGAACCAGAACACATTGAAACTTTCAAACTATTACCTAAGTCACCAGCGTATTTAGCACACCAGTCCCCTACAGTACCACTTCCATCAGAGTAAGTCTCAAACCAGTGAGTATCATTTTTTACTAATAGTCCAGATGCACCAGTTGTTGCATTAAGCAAGTTTGTGGTATTTGCACGAACAACTTTTATATTATTAGCATACTTTAAGAAAGATGCAACACTATAGAAATGTTCTCTGGATGTATTAGTATCTGATGGTTCACCAAATACTTGAGCTAATCCTTTTTCAGAGGTTATAGTTCTAACTTCATCAACTGGGCCCCAACTAAAGTGACCAGCATATCCACCTGTTGAAGTGGAAACCGCTGGGACTACATTGGTAACATCTATTTCTTTTACCTGTACGCCAGGTGATACTTGAAATGCCATGTTAGTTTATCTCCCAAAATGTGATTGTTAACATTAATTGCCGAACCAAATTATTTTAATTCGTCATAATCTATTTAGTATTCTTGCATTCTACACTTTACACAAAAGGAATGAAATGCTTTCCTTGAGGTTCTTCGTGACTTCTCTCATATGCAAAATATGGTATAATATCAAATGCAATAGTTATTCTTGGCTCTTCACTATTGTTTATAGATGACCTATGATCAGTAGTCATATCACATACAAAGTGTCCTTTACCTTGTTTTGATGTGATAGTCTCTGTTATTTCCTTTGTCTCAAAGTCTCTATACTCAGTATGTGACTCTCCAGCAGGGTCTACACAATAGACTCCATGAAACATATCTGGTCTTTCATCTGTACAATGGTTGTGCCAATGGATTCTATCTCCCTTATTAAAGATATTTACCCATCCATGTATGTAGTATTGTATGTAATTATGGGCCCCAATTGCTTCGGCTTTCTCATAAAATGAATTTTTTATATCAAAAAATAAGTCAAAGAACGCAGGATGTGGTAGTTTAAATACATTATAAGGTATGAAAGGGTCTACCCATAACTCCCTATCTATCTGACTTCTGTTGTCTAATATCCACTCTCTAAGGTCATCTGTATGATCTTCGATGTTTTCCATAGGGATTATTAGATTTTTTTGATTCATTTTTCCTCACCATGTCCTTTCATAAAGTATGGATATGCCTTAACACCAGCTTCCCACATATCTGAACCACCAACTTCTTCCTGTTCTCCCACTCTAATACCTATGGTTTTATCTAAAATTAACCAAAGAATGTATGAGGTTCCGAATACGAAACTAAAAATTGCAGTAGTTCCTATTGCCTGTTCTTGAAAACTTGCATCTGCATTTAGGATTGGAACTAACATAAGACCTAATATCCCTGCTAATCCATGCACTGATATTGCACCAACTGGATCATCTATTCCTTTTTTCTCAATATAACTCATTGCATAGGGAACTAAAAGTCCACCCATTGCACCATATACCATTGCAATTTCTGGTGAAGGTGTTAGAGGATCAGCAGTAATAACTACTAAACCTGCTAATGCACCATTAGTAGTTGCATTTAATGCTGTCTTACCCAACCACAATTTGGATAATATCATTGCAGATATAAGACCTGCTGCAGCAGCTGCATTTGTATTAACAAATATCTTTGCAACTGCATCTGCATTCTCTATACCAGTAATTGCAAGTTGTGAACCACCATTGAATCCGAACCACCCCATCCAAAGAATTAATGTTCCTAGTGCAACTTGAGCTGCATTAGAACCATGAATTGGTCTAGGTGTTCCGTCCTTTAGGTACTTTCCTTTTCTGGGGCCAAGTATTAATACTCCAGCAAGTGCAGCTGCAGCACCTGTCATATGAACAATTCCAGAACCAGCAAAGTCAAAGAATCCTCTCTCACTTAACCATCCACCACCCCACGACCATGAACCCTGTAATGGGTATATGAATGTTGTGAATATGGCTGCAAATAATAGGAATGACCAGAGTTTCTTTCTTTCTGCTACTGCACCAGATACCACTGACATTGCAGTTGCAGCGAATACAACTTGGAAAAAGAAATCAGAATACACTGAATGTGTTTCTATATCTCCCCACCCATACATGAGGGAATATCCCCCCAATAAAAATCCTATCGATGCAACACTATAAAGTGCAACATTCTTTAGGAGTATCTCAATAACATTTTTACTTCTTACTGATCCAGCCTCTAACATGGTGAACCCTGCAGCCATCCACATGACTAGGACACCAGAGAGAAGAAAGTAAAAAGTATTTAATGAATATGATAAATTCAATAAATCCATAACAAAAAAAGCCTCTAATTAATATATCTTAACATTATTTTTCCAACGAGAATCTACAGTCCATAAATCCCCATCGGCATCTACGAATTGTTCTTCCTCGTTATTATTTATAATCCCAATTGGAACTATAGAATCTTGTATATTCCTCTGTTGTTCTGCAAACAACATCTGTTTTAATTGTACTTCGGTCATATCTGTAAACAATGGAGTAGAAACGAACCACGAAAAAAGGACACAATTCATTACCATGTCATCATGATTCCCACCATCTGCTTCCCAAGATACCCCTTTAGATACAAAGGTTGTCATCTCTTGTATAGTTATACTGTCTGGAACATGTAGTTTACCCTCTTCCATGATCTCTTTTAACCTTGCACAACCTATTGCTTTTGTCTTTTTGGTCATCCTCAATCCCAACCCATCTGCTTTTGTGGAGTTGGTCATAAACATATTTTCATATTCTAAGTTATAGTGTAGTTCATTACATACCATAGAACCTTGATTATTATTCTCTACAATGATTAATGCAGTATTATATAACTTACCAAACTTAGAACATATGTCTGGAAGTAACATAGGAGAGAGTGTATTGTCTCTCATAACACATACCTGTTCAAATCTTTCACTATCAGTGACATCGAATACACTAAAGGTAGAGTAGTCTAACCCCTTACCTTCTGCAACATCGACTGTCATTACATAGGAATGGTTCTCTTCTGGTCGTTTGTAGACCTTAACTTGTCCATACATCTCCTCTGGGTTTAGTGATGTGAGACCCAACAGACAGTCAGCTGCAATTAAAGTTCTACCAGTTCCTAAGAAACTATTACCAAACTCTTGTTCAAACTGCAACTCTGATGTATTTGCAATGGTCTGTTTCTTCCACTTCGTGTCACGGCCTGGTACATCATACCAGTTTACTTGGAAATTTTTAAACTCATTTGAGTCGGTTGTTGCACCTTCCCAAAGTTTATGGAACATATTACCTACACCATTTGCAGTTGAGGTAACAATAACCTTAGATTTAGAACCAGATGTAATTACTGGATAGGTTCCTGTGTAAAACACTTCTGCGTTTTCGACAAATGCAAACTCGTCAAGATACAAAAGATTGACAGAAAGGCCCCTAATTGAAGAGGTAGAAGTAGCACTGGCAATAATTCTCGAATCGTTTTCAAACTCTATACTCCCTTTATTTAATACTTTAGTCCCAGGCTGTAGGAAAAAAGGTATGTGTTCTAACATTGTCGTTATACGAGCTAACATTTCTCTTGCAGTTGCACCCTTGTTTGCAAGGATTGCTACTGTTTGTTCTGGATGGAACATGAGATACCAAACTAGGTATGCACATACTGTTATTGATTTTCCACTTTGACGACATGCTAAACAGATAGAAAACCTGTTCTCATCAAAGTGACTTATTAATTCTTCTTGGTAGTTGTAAAGAGCAAAGGGTACTAACCCCTCATCTAGTGATATGATTTGAACATAATTCTGGATGAAGTAAGCAGGTTCTTGGGAACATTTAACATATTCCTTAACCTCTTCTTCTGACCACTCCTGTTGAACACCCGCCCTCTTGACATTAATGTTCCCCAAGTATCCTTCGTTTCTTCTATCCGTCATTAGATTTCTTTAGTAGTTTTTGTAACTCTGCTGTACTACCAACAAAAAGATTGTTTGTAGTTTTTGTGTTTATTCCTTCGTGGTCATCCATCTTCTGCATTTGTTGTTGGATGTAAAGTAGTTTCTCAGATGTGTCTGCAACTGTCTTAATTAACTGCCCTGCAACCTCATAGGCACGAGGATGTTCACCCTCTTTAGCAAGGTCTAAGATTCCTTCCACTGCATCCTGTCCTCGTTCTACGAGGTTATAGAGGGTATTACGAGTGTATTTGTAATCGATGTTTCGTTCATCTGAACGAACTATTGAGTTTCCTTTAACCAATGATTGGTTTGTGGTTTTTTTGTCGGAAGGAATTGTCTCAATTACTTGAGTGGCTTCCCTCTGAACATCAAGAAGTTGATCTAACTTCTGATCTACTGTGTCTTTGGTTTTCATAATTAAATTGTTGTGTCATCATCACTATATGTAAATGACCCATCATCAAAAAAGTTCATCGTCTCAGTATAACTTAATGGAGACGCATCAACATTTGCTGATGTAGGATTGGGTACTATTTTCTGTTCTATTGTTCTACCAGCATTACCATCCATCTTACCATCATCAGATATATAGGTTCTTGCACGAACATCTCTGATGACTTCGGATTTAGATATACTACCATATAGATAAGTTTTCATTGTAAAACTCATCGTCCAAGTTATAACCCTTCTGGACTGGAAGTCTCCTTCATACTCATCAGCATATGTCACTGAGTCTAGTATGATAGGAACATCTCTTTTTTCCAGAGTATTAGGAACTGTTGTTATTGTAACAGTAAAGTCTGGAGTAAAGAATGGTAAAATTTGTTCTACTATTTGTAAATTATCTTCTGTGTTCTTTGCAATTGCAACCAAATCAAAAGTAATATTATAAGGTACTGGTGCAAATTGTGTTTTAAGTATAGAAGTATCACTCCCATCTGCAAGTTTATATTGTTTTAACTTACCTAACTTTCTTTCTGCATCATAAGTAAGTCCAGTAATTTCAAATGCAAGTCTAGGTAAGGTGACTGCAACTCTTGAAGCTCCTGCCTCACCAGTATAAGAATCTAATCTCTGTATCCACTTTTGTTTTGGGCCGTATGCAATAGGAACAGTTAAAGTATTGTGTGCTCCAGCTGCATCATATCTAACAATAGATATGTCATTAAACATCGTACCAAATACTGATACTGATCTTTTAATTGCCTCGTGATAGAAGTGTGATTTACCTAACATGCTATGTTACTGTTCCAAATGGGTTTGACTCACTAAAGTCTATTATATTATCTCCAGCAGTTTCAAAATCTGCATTATCTGCTGAAGGGTCTTGTGTCATTGCAATTGGGTCTGGTGCTATCTGCACACTCCAATTTGCATTACTTGTGCCACCTACTACATTCCCAGCATTACCCTCAGTCTTTTTAAACATATTATATGTTGTTGGAACTCCAGTGTCACTATATTTAATGTTATTAATATATAGTTTCCTTGTATTTCCTTCCCATTTAACTACATTACCTGTTACAGTGTATCCTGTTGCAACTGTTTGGGTAACTGTCTCTCCAACTTGGAATGTTCCAGTACCACCATCTGTCAATGTCATTTGAACTTGATATGAGAATTGATCTTCAATATTATCAAGTTCTGCAATACCAACATCGATCTCTTCATGTGAATACTCGAATGTTTCACATGAAAGTTTAAATACAAAGATTTTACCCAACTGGTAGAATGGGTTTTCATGCTCTACGAATCTAATTTCAAAGACTTGATTCCCTAATGGGAAGTAAACGAGGTCTCCCTCTTGTGGTCTGAATGTGGTAACAAGGTTATGATCTAAGGATATAAATCTATCCCATGTTCTTTTTGCAAGAACAAAAGTACATTGGTCTCGTACTTCAACACCAAACTTACTTAATAAATCTCCTTCCCCTTCAAAACCTTCGGTGTTTTCGATGTACATCTCAACCATATATGCATCATCAAACTTACTGGATGGGTCTTCACCCAACAAAGAATCCTCATCCACGATTTTTCGTGGAAGATAATATACTTCATGTCCGTAGAGTCTAAGTGATTCGACCACTAGGTCTTCTACTAGGTTTTGTTCACTCCCAACTGCATGATTAAAGAATACATTCGTAGGCATGTTATTATCCTATGAAGATGGCATTCTCAGTCTGTTGTAATGTACTCTCTTCCTCAAGTTTCACAATTTCTTCTTTTGCATCTTCTAATATTTGTCGTCCATTCATTGTCACACCGCCTGGTAATTGGATTCCCTCGAACTTGGACATATTTGCACCCCATTGTTCTTTGATCCTTGCAGTCACATATTTTTTTAACCAGACATCATTAAAGACATCGGTAAACTGGGTAGGATTAATTGCACGATAGCAATCAATAATAACCCAATCACTTGCTGTGACAGCATTTGTCCAGTCCATATCTAGGTATAACCTGTTTTGTGCTTTGTTAAATCTAATAGGTACTTCACCTACCAACAATTCATCCAATAGTTGCACTTGGTTTTGTACCATCTCATATTGAAGAATTGATGTGTGAGATAAATCATAAAGATCGTTTAACCTCAATTGATATCTCATATCAAACATATTCATTCCAGATTTATCAGTGAATGGGAAGATTCTTAATACTGACATTACTGATTCTGGAAGAACAATATACCCTTGACCCTCTTTATAGGTCATAGAGTTTGATATATGTGTTCCAGTAGTAGACTGTGCCATAGAGGCATCTGTCTTTTGATTAACCAAATCATTATCATTGATTTGATGTTTAAGATAGGTTCTTATTGTACCATCGTAGTGGTACTCTTTATAGTATTGTAATGCATCGTCAATGATATCATCAATCTGGTCATCATCGACATTAATCTCTATAACTGGTTTACCCAGTCTTCGTAGTGCATATTCTTTTAGTGTCGCCGTTGAGTTTGGAGATGCCATAACATATTACCCTGTTAGAATTTATAATCGTCTAACAGTATTTAGGTTATTTTTGATTTGAGATTAGAAAATCGTCTAATTTAGAGTCAATTTTTTCGATAGATTCTACTATTGGTCTCATTGCTCTTTCTAAATCATCCTTCTGGATGTAGTCTCTTGCAACTTCTTCTCTGGTTCTGTTTAGTAGAATTTCGATTCTTTTAAGTTCGTTTGCCTGATTGATTACCCACCAACCAACGCCTGCAGCCCCAATCGTCAATAAAAAGTTCCAAATTATATGTGTCATCTCCAGTTCCATACTGCTATCCTATTATTTTCAGAGAAAGAGTATCAGAAAGACACTCTATCCTACTATTTAGGAAAGTGAAGATTTCCATCAGAGTCTACTTCATAGGATGGAGTACCATGATCATAGAATCCTAAATCCTCATTATGACTATTTACTATACCAAACGGCATGTCATCTTGGTTCTCCATATTGATTCTTCTTTCAGTAAAGGAGTTGTTAAATGCAATTGAGATTCTATCTCCATCCGTTTGATTAGGTTCTACAAAGTGTAAAGTTGTTGAAGGAAATAATATTAACTTACCAACCTTCGGTTCAAAGTTTTGCCAAGCCATTGATCTGTTTGACATGGTAGGAAACATACTATAATGTTTTGCAACACCATCTATTAACTGTAAATTACCACCTTTCATATTAGATGGTAGATCAATATAGATAACACCAGAATACCAACAGCCTGGATGTGTATGTGTATTGTTATACCCACCAATGTTATTAATGTTTGCCCAATAATTTCCATGCAATACTTTTAGGTGGTGATCCACATCACCATGAAAAGGAAATATCTCCCTCTCAAAGAATCTACCTATTCGATTAACCATTCCTTGAAAGAGTGGATTTTCTTTTATACCATCATTGGACTGCCACCCACTATCTGCATTTGATCTTGCACGACCAATAGGGTCTTTCTTTCTCATTCTATAAATTTCTTTAGATAGGTTTGCAAAACCATCTTCATTAATTTGTGTTTCTGGGTCGTCTCCACACATATCAAAGGTGAAACAGTTTGTTGGAAATAGGGGATGATACATTATTTAAATTTCTTGGGCGTCCAAGCCTCCTTTCGATATAGGTTTACTTTGTTATCTCCAGTACCAATGATTTGTTCATTTGATCTGGTTCTTCTGTCCATTGCTTTTATCATGGGATCGTCCATATAATCTAACACACCATCTTCTTCAAAAACAAGTTCATGTTCCCAATGTTCCCTTCGGAAAGGAACTATCTGGACAATTGGAGTTCCTTTTGGTATAATAAAGTTGCCTTTTATTTTAGGATATAGTATAGTAATGCAGTTAGTATCAACTTGATTCCACTTATCAGTATCCATTATCCCTTGCCATGTCATGAAATATGGGTTATAATGCATGAATGGGTCTAACCAATAACAAGAGTATCCTTCTGGTGTTGATACAGTCCACGGCGTTCTAAACTTAATGGACATCTTATCTTCCATATGAGAACCTAACAACTGACCACCATTATGTCCACCAGTGATATTATATCTTGCATCTATCTTAATATGAAGATGTATCTCTGAATCATCGTAGTTATCGTTTGGTGTCAACTCCTTTGTTTCAAAGAACCTTTCTTTTAATTTTTCTGCTTCTTCAAAGGTGTTGATATCATCCTTTAATACAAATGCACAACCCCTTTGATCTGCTTTTTCACCCTGTCTAGCCTTCTCTGCGAGTTCATCTTCATGCATTCGTTCAAGAATCTGAGGGCCAAACTCTTGTAATACTAAAATAGTCTTGTTTGTTCTAATGATATAACCACTCTGAAACCAATCATGTATAGATGGACATGCCTTTGCAGACATGTTACCAAAGCTTTTATCACTGTTATCTCTATAGATTCTTAAATTATTATACCACTCTGGTTTTGCTTTGGATGCTGGAACTGGTTGAAAGACTCCATCACGATAGGCATCTTCGTCTGCTGTGCGAAACTTTATTTTATTTACCTTGTGTTCAACTGGACACTTATTTTCTGTAGTCATAAATCTTTATCCCAGAGAGTTCCCTTTCTCCATTCTTGCCCTTTAGGGTTTTTACTTTTCTTGGCAATACCTTGTTCCCATGCTCTTTCGTGAAAGTAAAATAAGAAGAGTTTTATTATAGTATCAAAATACATTATGGCACCAGCCACTTGAACTGAACCAGTTATAGCATAACTTATACATCCAGTTGCAATTACAGATAAAATTCTGTAAGTAATAGCCTTATATAAACTTTTCCTTCGTGACTCCAAGTTGTCTTCTCAGTTCTGTAGAACTTACTTCCTCTATCTCTTGATTAAATTTTTCTTCTTCTATATCATACCCTACTCTTCTTCCGTAGGTTATGTTAACTATATTTGGCACTTTCTGTATAATATAATCTTTGTTTTCTTCGTACCCATCACCCAATAAGAACATTTTTATGTTCTGTTTGACTGTTTTAAAGTCAAAAGGGTCTGATTGAGCTCTATGCATTTCCCTCACCATGATACTTACTTGTCCAGTTTTCTCGATTGCTCTTTTAAACAACTCAAGATGACCATCATGAAATGGTTGAAATCTACCTAACATTTGTACTGTTGGTTCTCTCTCATCAAAGAATTTCTGGTCTGCAAGTATACTTCTGGATATAATTTCTGCATGTAACTCTGCATTAAAGTCCTCTACAATGTAATCTACCTCTGATTTACTAGGTCTCTGGAACAGTTTATTAGTATCCTTCCACCTTCCTTTCTCAATAGTATCCATGAATACAATGTAATCTGGTTTTAAAATCTTCCTTCCTTCAACATAAGGACACACAAAATCACATATTACATAATTACTTTCACTCTGTTTAGCAAGTTTCTTCATTCTAGTTACCTGCTTCATTCTTCCTTTTTCACTAAAGTCCCAGTCATCTTCGACCTTTCTAACCACATCTGCTTCAAAATGTTCTGCATCAAGGTGGTACTTTAGTTGTTCAGACATGGTTGTTTTACCTGAGCCAGGCAATCCCATGACTAATATTACTGTTCTTCTGTCCATAGTTTATACTCTTCCTTTAGGGTTGGTAGGGTTTCCCACTTACCATTATCATATTCTATATGTTTATATAGACCCCTTTTCCATAGTTTAATTTCATCACCCCTCATGACCATACTTGTTCTAAAGGGAAAGTTTGGTTTATCGTATGGTATTGCAGGGCCTGGATGTCTATGAGATATCATACCATTTACTACTATAAGACGATTAGGTTTATATTTTATCCGTCCTATCTCATAATCCTTCTCGTTTTCTGGTATTCCTATACCCAATTCTGGATTATGAAACTCGGAATTAAAAAATATTAAATCCCCACCCCAGTCATCTTCCCAGTGTTCTTGATCATAGAATAAGAATGTAAGGTTGTTTTCACTCCTACCATCTTTGTGTGTATCCTCATGGACTGTTCCATCTTGTCCTGTTATCTGACCATTGAATCCACAATACTGGAATCTTACCCAATCAAATCTAAACTGTTGTTGTAGTTTCCAACCAAAAGTATCTAACATTGGGTGGCAATGTCCAACATTTGGCCTTGAGATTACTCTTTTTTTCCAGTCTGGTTGAATCCTTCTCCAATGTCTCTTTGCAAGTTGTCCCTTAGTTCCTTGTTCGACACTCTCATGAAACCCCTCATCTGGTCTCTCAAAGAATTGGTCATAAGCAAAATAACAAGACTGACCAAAGTAGAGATGTTGCATCTCCCCTTCACGCATAACTCTATTTGAAAGTTTGTAGTCTGAATGAACTATTCTCCACTCCGTCCACGCAGCGAACTCTGCTGGAGTTAGAAAATTGTCGATTACCCAAGCTTGTTTGTGGGGTAACTCGTCTAATGGTTTTGATTTGTCAAGATATACGATGTCTAAAGGGTCGTCCATCCATGAATGGATATCCATTATTTAGAATCTCCTACTATCTTCCCCACCATTGATATCTAAAGTATCACTATCGGCAAGTAGTTGAAGTCGTTCTGCGATAGGTCTATCACCTCTTGAGAACCAATCTGACTGTGGAACTATAGGTAGTTTACCTATGTAATCCTCAAATGGCAGTAAGTCTGCATCCTCAGATGCAAGAATCTCTTCTCTTAATCTATAATAAGATTGCATAACAAAGTCCCTAAACTCTAAACATCGTCTTGCCTCTGCACGATATGGGTCGTTAGAGCCCTCTCTCGCAGTGATAAGAAGATCACCCCATCCATTATATCCCAAGTCACCAAAGAATCCATTTTCAAACTGTTCAAAAATATGATGTTTTAAATCATCTGTAAATTGATTTTGTAGATTACAGATGTCTGGTGGTTCTGCAAGATTAATATATTCTTCAATACTATCAATTTGCTCTTGACTCAATGGAAATACATTTCCTTGAATTTCAAAAGTTTCATCTTCGGTTGGGTTATAAAATAGGTAATCGTAATCGAAACCTAAGTCTGGTTTGTCTGCACGCTCATAATTCCATCGTAATCCTGTACTGTTGATTAAATGTAATTGGTTGTCGTTATCGTATACTAATAACATAATATATCTCCATAATAAAGTTAATTCTCTATATTAGTATATAGAGTTCTCAAATCACTAATCTGCAGGCCAAGGTTTGTTGATATCTCCATCCCATGTTGCAACTGGTCTAGTAGAAGGTCTCGTACTAGGTCTTGTTGCTGGTCTCGTACTAGGTCTTGTGGCAGGTCTTGTAGCAGGTGTCTGATAAGTTGTAGGTCTGTTAATAGTTACCTCATATGAAGTCGGTCTGTTAATTGTTTGTTCATAATTAGTAGGTCTATTAATTGTTTGTTCGTAGTTTGTAGGTCTATTAATTGTTTGTTCATAGTTTGTAGGTCTATTAATAGTTACCTCATATGAAGTCGGTCTGTTAATTGTGACCTCATAAGATGTAGGTCTGTTAATAGTTACCTCATAAGATGTAGGTCTGTTAATAGTTACTTCATAGTTTGCAGGCCTTGAATTCTGAGTTTGATAATACTGAGGTCTACTGATAGTTACTTCATAGTTTGCAGGCCTTGAATTCTGTATTTGATAGAATGTAGGTCTTGCATTTTGAATCTGGTAGAATCCCTGTACAGTAGGTCTTGAATTTTGAATCTGATAGAATTGAGCATTCTGAATCTGATAGAATTGAGCATTCTGAATTTGATAGAACCCTTGAACAGTAGGTCTTGCATTTTGAATCTGATAGAACCCTTGAACAGTAGGTCTTGAATTTTGAATCTGATAAAATTGTGCATTCTGTATTTGATAGAATCCAGAAATACTTGGCCTTGTTGCTGGTACTTGTAAAAACGGAACATAGACTGGTTGACCCTTACCAATTTGGAAGAAGAAGTTTCCAGCCTGTTGTTGATAACCTGTAGGACGATAGTTAGTACCCTGTGTTTGGTAGAATGTTTGTCCTTGAGTCTGATAGAATGCTGGTCTATAGTTAGTACCCTGTGTTTGATAGAATGCTGGTCTATAGTTAGTACCCTGTGACTGATAAAATGTTTGACCTTGAGTCTGATAGAAGGTCTGACCTTGAGTCTGATAGAATGCTGGACGATAGTTTGTTCCTTGAGTCTGATAGAATGTTGGTCTAGTGCCTTGAGTCTGATAGGTTGTGGGTCTAGGTATCGTCTGTTCATAAGTAGGTGGACGATAATTTTGTGTCTGATAGGTTGTGGGTCTAGGTATAGTTTGTTCATAAGAACCAGGCCTAGGTATAGTTTGTTCGTAGTTAGCAGGTCTAGGTATAGTTTGTTCATAAGAACCAGGCCTAGGTATAGTTTGTTCGTAAGAACTAGGTCTATTAATTGTCACCTCATAACTAGAAGGTCTATTAATTGTCACCTCATAACTAGAAGGTCTATTAATAGTTACCTCATAACTTGAAGGTCTATTAATTGTTTGTTCATAATTAGAAGGTCTACTATTTTGTGCTTGGTAAGGTTGTTGATATCCTTGTTGAAATGGTTGTTGATATCCTTGCTGATATGTTTGTTGATAAGGTTGAGTAACCTGTATAGTACCAGTTTGAAACACCCATCCTGTAGGTGTCTTTCTTTTTACATCAACTACTTTATTCCAACCACCAGGCGTCTTGACACGCATACCATAGGTATCGACCCATCCACTTGGTGTTTTTATCTTTGAAGTCATATCCTCACTCCACTCCTATACATTATATAAATTAATATGTTATCCAGAGATCACCTACGGCCCCATCTCCCCCACTCGGTGCAGATGAATGCATGTAGATATTTCTAAATGCTTTTGCACTAGAACCAATCGTTGTATAACTGGTTGTAGCTGCACCACTTACTGCTAGTCCAGTCAATGTTCCTACACTTGTAATTGCAGTTTGAGCTGCACCTGTTACTGTAGCAGCGGTTCCACTTGCATTACCTGTTACATTACCTACAAATCCACCAGAAGAATAAATCTGTTTGTTTGCACTTAGTCTAGCGTTTCCATTATCCCAAGTAAATGTAGGTGCAGAACCATGAGCACCAAATGTTAATCCAGCACCATCAGTTGCAGCCAATGTAGATGCATCCTTTCCTACGATTATATTTAGGTCGGTTACTGAAAGGGTACTTGAGTTAACAGTTGTCTGAGAACCATTAACAGTTAAATTACCAGTAATTGTTACATTTCCTGTTGCAGCAACATCTGCAAAAGTCACATTACTTGAAGTTGCAACTGCCTGGCCAATACTAATTGCTGGTTCCCATCCTTCACCAGCACTACCTGTTACAGTAACACCAGTTCCACCAGTAACATTGTCAACATAGTTACCTGTTGTATGAGTACCTAGATCAACTGAATCAGCTGCTTGAGAAGTGGAAATACTAACATTACCTAAGTCAGTCATTGTTGCAGAACCAGTTACATCTCCTGTCAATGCAATTGTTGGATCAGCAACATTAAAGTCTAATGTATTATCTGAATCGTCATAGGTTACAGAAATACCGCTCTCGGTATTTGAACTAACCATCGCACCCACAACATCTGCAACTCTTTCTGATGTATGATAGAGGTTACTTGAACCTTCACCAATGTCGTCTGTGTCTAAAGTAATATTTGCAGAACCATCAAATGCTACACCACTTATATTTCTTGAAGTTGCAAGTGTTGTCGCTGTTGTTGCATTACCAGTTAAAGAACCTGTCACATTACCTGTAACATTACCAGTTAATGTACCAACTACTAAGTTAGCAGCAGTATAACCTGTTGCACCTGTATTTACTGTAGTTGAAGGTACTGTTTGTGTATCTGAGAATAATCTAAATGTATTATCTGTTGATGCATCGTAGAATATACCACCATATTTTGTAGTGGATGATTCTACATACTTACCATAGAAACCAAAGTCTGTTGAATTTCCAGAGTTTGCATCTGTTAAACCTGTAAAGTTTGAATCTGAAACTATTGAACCAGTTTGTGTTGTTGAACCTGTAACTGTTAAGTCTCCACTAACTGTTAAGTCGTTTGATATTGTTACATCAGATGGTAGTCCATATGTAATTGTTCCAGAACTTTCTGCAACATCTACTTCGTTTGAAGTACCAGCAAATGTTATTGTTCCACCCAATGAAGTTGCAGTTGAGTTAGAACCATCTGAAACTGTTATACTTGAGTTTGAAAGTTTACTGTTTGCAATCGAACCTGCTAACATACTGTTTTCTACAGATGTTGCAGCTATTGTTAATGCAATACTAGTATTACCTAAATCAGTCATTGTTCCAGAACCAGTTACATCTCCTGTGTAAGATAATGTTGGGTCTGATACATTAAAGTCTAAAGTACCATCTCCATCCTCATATGTCACTCCTATACCACTTTCTGTGTTGGATGATACCATTGCACCAACTACATCTTGAACTGCTTCTGTGAAGTCTGATACGATTGTTGCTGCAGCACCACTAACTACAAGGTCTATAGTTCCATCACCATCTTCATAGGTGGCTGCAATTCCAGTTTCAGTATTGGAACTGAACATTGCTCCTACAATATCTTGTACATTTTCTGATACTAATGCAAGATCAATTGCACCATCATTTGAATCATCATATGTTGCAGTAATACCAGTGTGTGAACCATTAGTTGCAAGTTGAGCACCAGCAATATCTTGTACTGCTTCGGTTCCGTCTGACACTATTGTTGCAAGTGTTCCACTAACAACTAGATCAATCGTTCCATCACTGTCATCATATGTGGCCGTTATACCTGTTTCTGTATTAGATGTAAACATTGCACCAGCAATGTCTTGTACTGCTTCAGTACCATCGGAAACTATTGTTGCAAGTGTTCCACTAACAACTAAATCTACAGTTCCATCTCCATCTTGATATGTTGCTGTAATACCTGTCTCAGTATTACCAGTGAACATTGCTCCAGCAGTATCTTGAATTCTTTCTGCGTTTATAGCAACTTCACCAGAAGTTACTGTAAAGTCTGTTGTGTTAAATTGGGCAACACCTTTATTTGAGTCTGTTGCAATCTCTGCTGTAATTGTTGCAGTTGAACCTTCCGCTGCAGTGTGAGTTATATCTATACCTTCACCAGCAGATAAATCTGTCATGTAGTTTCCAGTAGTATCAGTTCCTAATGCAACTGAGTTTGCTTGAATAACTGTAGATAAATCTATATTACCAGAACCATCAAATGATGCAGAACCTACAACATCCCCACTTACTGCTATCGTTCTTGCAGTTGCAAGTGCAGATGCAGTTGAAGAATTACCTTCTAGGTCTGCAATTAATGTTCCTTTTGTCCAACCAGTTGCAGTAGGGTCTACTACTGTAGTTGGTTCGGTTGTTGTTCCATGATAGAGTCTAAACTTATCTGATTCACTTCCATCCCAGTTAATACCAGCATATCTTGTTGAACCATCGTTATAAACACCATAGACACCAAAGTCGGTTGTGTTGGCAGAGTTATCTTTTGCAACCTTCATGTTGTTATCTGTAATAGCAACTGTTGAGGAAGAAACTGTAGTAGTTGTACCACTAACTGTTAAGTTTCCACCAATTACTGCATTACCAGATGTAGCAATTGTTGCAGAACCCATCTCACCTGTTACTGTTAAGTCATTACCTATAGTGACATCATCTGGTAGGGAAACTGTTACGGCTGCAGTTTCTGAACCAGAACCAGAGACAGTTATCTCGTTTGTTGTTCCAGCAACTGTTGCAACATAATTTCCTGTTGTGTCTGTTCCCATTGCAACACTATTGGCTGCAATTGTGGCAGCAATAGATGTGTTTCCTAAATTGGTCATTGTTGCAGAACCAGTTACATCTCCAGTTAAGGAAATGGTAGGGTCATTAACATCTAGGTCAATCGTTCCGTCACCATCTTCATAGGTGACACTAATACCGCTTTCGGTATTTGATGAGAACATTGCCCCAACGATATCTTCTACATTTTCGGTTACTAGTGCAAGGTCAATTGCACCATCACCAGCATCATCATATGTTGCTGTGATACCTGTATGAGAACCATTGGTTGCCAACTGGGCACCAGTGATATCTTGTACTCTTTCTGAGGTATGATATTGGTTTGTAGAACCTTCTGTTATTGTGTCTGTATTTGGATGAATACCCAACAATGCAGTTCCACCCATTCCACTATGTGCAGAACAATAGTAGTATAGTGGGTTTGTTTGATCTTGTTCAAAACAAACTTGTGTGTATGCACCTGCTGAGCCTGGTGTTCCAGTCTTAGAGTATGTTGTATAACCTGCTGAAATTTCTGCACCAGAGTTGTGGGTTCCATCAGAAGTTGTTGAGAATCTAAGGGGATGATTCGCACAACTAGAATCTGATAGATCGAATCTATATGTTACACTTGGGGATAATACAACGGATGCGTTCGCAGTTCCGTCCATTAAATAGTTTCCGCCAGAAACTGTTACTGTTACTTTGTGATAGAAACCAGCAGACTGAGCATCTTGTGTGACCGCTGCACTGAATGTTGCATTTGAATCATCATAGGTAAATGCTATACCTGTATGTGATCCAGCTGCAAATAATGTTGATATGTTATCTTGAATACTCTCAACTGCACCAGTAGAGTCTAACTCCCCAGATGCATTTAATAAGTCTGCAAGATATCTTGCTTTTGTTGCCATTTTTAATATTCCCCTTAATTAATATTAGTATTTATGTTATTCATCTATTTCGATGAATCTTTCTCCAGTGATATCTTGAAGTTTTCTAATCATTCTCTCCATATTCACTTTAAATCTTTTTCCTGTTTTTATATTTTCAGAATAATACACCCACTCTCCATCTTGGTGAGGAGAAATTTGAGTGACATTACCCGCTTCATCTTGAACAAACAATTCTGCCATACTAGAAATTTCCTTTGAATACAACGATGCACGATCTGTCACAGTAGACGGATCACTCGATAGTATGTCCATTCTCAACGGCCCATCTTTTATATCTACATATTGAGATGATGCTGGAGTAAATGTTATGTTCTGTCCAGAAGAACCCACAATTTCTTTACCATTCGTATTTAAATGTCCACCCAAGAATGGTGCTTCATCTTTAAACAACCTAACTTGAGGTGCAGTAATTTGGTAATCAATTACATCGATGATGTAGTTTGGGTCTACTAATGCATCAGTAAATGAGATGGTCTTTCCATCTCCCCCAGTCCATTGACCCTTTTGCATTAATATACCATTCACAAAAACTTCTGAATAGTCTGGATGGAAGGATAATGTTACTGAGTTTGCATCTGTACCAGTAATACTAGTTGTTGAAGCTGCAGTGACATCAAATGTAAATCTGTTAAATGGGTTTGAACCACCATAAGTCTTAATGACTAGAGTGTCATTTACTTGAGCACCAGCATTAAGTGTTATGGTAGAACTTGATGTTCTTGTATAATCTTGACTCGTTCTAGGGTCTAATAGAACCCCATTTAAGAATACTAATTCTTCTCCAGAGTCATAAGATAAAGTTCTTGAGTTATCATCTGCACCTGTAAATGCAGTTTGGTTTGCTGTTGCAGTGTATTCATATATTGCAACTGAGGTTAATGCAGAACCACTATCCCCACCCATTGAAACTGTTTCTAATGTATCAGAACCAGCAACTGCATTGTCTAATACTATTGTTGTTCCATTTGTTGCAGTAAAATCATCTGGGTCTAGTGCAACACCATTTAAGAAAACAATTAAGTTTCCAGCAGTGTATCCTAATGAAGCAGAATTATCATCTGTTCCACTAAAAGATGTCTGACCAGCAGAAAGTGTCCCACCTGCGTTTGAGAACTTGCAATGTTGATATGAAGTAAATTGACTGGTTGATGCTTCTCCAACTTGAACGATACTCTCGACTCCGCTTACACTTTTCTTAATGTAAACTTTACCATCGTAAGTATTGATTGCCATTTCACCCAGTTCTAACTGAGCAGTTGTAGGCTTAGCACCATCAGTCGAACTCCTTCTGAGTTGAACTGTTTGTGTCATATTTTATTAACTCACTTTATCCATTGGGTATATACCCAAAATTTTATCGTTATTTAACGACTGTTGTTAGTACACAACGCCAGTTGGTAGTATCTACTGTCCATCTGACATTGTTTGTTTCTGGACTATTAATACTTAATGCATTAATAATATCCTTGCCAACTCTTAAACTTGCACCCCTATGGATATAAGTTTCTTTGCCGACATTATAAGTCCCCTCAGCTCTTTTATGTGCAAGCTTCGGTTCCTTTCGGAATTCATTTGATGAGATTTGAGAGTATCCACTAGTATTTACTATTTCTACTCTAACCTCATCACCTGTTTTTCCTACCCACCATGTTGCTGTCGTCCCCATATAGAGATCATCCAACACTTCTGGCGGAATCTGTAGAGTGAAGTCCCTATCTATTACAACTGAATTCTCATCGACATTGTAATTGACTTCTCCATCATAATATGCCATAATTTTATCCTACCCTTAGTAAGAACCACCATCTATCGCAGTAATTGATACTGCACCAGATGAGACAGTAAACTCACTAGAGTTAAACGATGCAATACCTTTATTGCTCGTACTTGCATCTTCACCAGAAATGGTAATACTACCATTTGCATTTGTTACATCTACACCCTCTCCAGTAGACAAAGTTGCAAGAACCATGTCTCCATTACCACCATGACCAATTAATAATTGACCAGCAGTTGGTGCAGAACCATCAACACTCGTGATTGAACCAGCAAGGTCTAATCCACCAATGTCTAAGTTACCTTTAGTACCAGTGATGACACCACCTGTGTCTGTTGCATCTGGAATAAAAGTAAATTTACCAGTAGAGTCATCATAACCAAAGAACCCTAATTTTGCAGCACTTCCATTATGCCATCTGAATTCCATACCTCTATCAAGGTTGTCATCAGAGCCTGGAGCACTGTCTCCACCTACTGTAAAGATTGGGTCATCTACTGTTACTGTTGTACTATTGACTGTAGTTTGTGTACCATTAACTGTTAAGTTACCTGTAACTGTAAGGTTGTTCCCTACTGTTACATTAGATGGTAATCCAACTGTTATTGTTTGACCACTTGCAGCCGTTTCAATCTCATTTGCCGTACCAGCAATTGTTAGAGATTGAGAATCTAAATCTATTGCACCTGTTCCAGAATCACCAGCAGTATCTAAGTCTTGTGCAGTTACATTTGTATCTACATAGTCTTTTACTGCAGCTGATGTTGGAATAGTTGTGTCGTTATCGTTAGAACCAATTCCTTCACCTTCTGTGACCATGAATGCAGCAGCAAGACTGACTGCACCACTGGAAACATCAAAGTGTGAAGAACTAAATGATGCAACACCTTTGTTTGCTGATGTAGCATCTTCAGCTGCAACTGTAATAACATTATCACCTACTGTTGTATCGATACCTTCACCACCTGTGAATGTAATTGTCTCTCCAGTAGATAGTGAGTCATTTGAACCACTGTCCGCTGCAAGAGATAATGTTGATACTACTGTTCCAAATGATAATGCTCCAGAACCATCAGTTTTTAAGAACTGACCACTAGAACCATCCGCAGCTGGTAATGTGTATGTTACATTGGCTGCAATTGTATCTGCAGCTTTTAATGCAGTATAATTGGAACCATTGTCTGAGTCTTCTCTTAGTTGAATACTTGCACCAGCAGTTGCTCCGTTCCCTACGATTAGATTTGCTGGGGTAGGTGTTGAACCATCGAGAATTTCTGTATAATATTTTCCACCAAGTTTTTGTATGACCGCACTACCACCACTGTCTTGAGATTCGACATATAATATGGCACCACTTCCAGAATTGGAAGCATCCATTGAATATGCTAATTCACCTTGAGCCAGTTCAGAAGTTGTAGGGGCAGCGGAACCTGTAGACCGCTTAATCTGAATTACTGTTGACATTTTTGTCCTCTCCTATTAAATAAACTAATTAGTAAGTGCCACCATCTATTGCGTTGGTTGCTTCAAACTTGTTTGCACTTGCATCATATACTAGAGTAGTTCCATTCTGCAAAGTTGCAGTAGTGGTATCTACATCCATAAGTCCATTAATTGATGTGGTTGATGCATCTAGTTTACCTACTGAAATCTGTTTAACCTGTCTGGCTGTTGGATTTGCAATCTGTACCTTGATATCTGCCATATCTTCTCCTTAAATTAACTTCTACTCACGCCTGGTGTAATTACTGCTTGACCCTCTAATACTCTTGTCTTAGATGCATCGGAACCTGTCATCACCACATCATACACATACCTTCCACTGTCTAATGCAGCGGTTATGGTATCAGTTAATGTAAGAGTAAGGGTTCCACCAGCACTATCATGTGTCGTTCCAAAAGTTGCTTTTAAACTAGAACTTGCATGAGTCTTTCTTAATTGTCCTAAGAAAGAAGCACCTGTCAAATTTAATGCATTACCTGTTGCATCGGTCATGGTAACAGCTATTGAAAAATCTGCTCCTTGATCGATATAAAGGTTACTTATCGCTGCCATAGTAATTACTACCTAATGTTATTGTTATCAAGTAGTATTTATACTATTAAGGATTTTGAATCGTTATTTTATTTTTTTAATTCGTCTACTTGAGATTTGAGTTCTTTTATGGACTCAATTAGGAGTGGAATTAGTTTTTCATACCATACAGTTAGGTATTGATCATCGATTGGTGCTGTTGTAACGACCTCTGGAAGAACTTTTTGAATTTCCTGTGCAGATACACCAACCTGTCTTCGTTCATTTTCATAACCAAGTTCTTTTGCAAGGGCATTCTCATGGAAGTAATAACCACCTAATGAACACACTTTATCAAGTGCATTTTCAATAGTACCATCAAAATCTTTTAATCTTTCATCTGAGTAGTATGCAGTAATATTACTTGTTGCACGAATCTCACCAGCAGTACCAGAGGTTGCAGTGTTTACACCCAAACTATGGATTTGACCACCTGTAACTGTGTTTAGACTTACTGTTGGTGTAGTAGATGCTGTACCACTAATAACCAACCCATTTGAAGCAGAAACAGAAGTAACTGTACCAGTATTTGTTGTTGCACCGGCCGCAATACCATTTAATTTAGTATGGTCTGCGTCATTAAATACATTTGAATCAGTAGCTGCTTCAACAGCTGCTCTTATTTCTGCATTTGTCTGGTCTGCTGTAGCACTAGCTTCTATTCCAGTTAATTTAGTATTTAATGCTGTTGTAAAATTCTTTTGTGTTAGTCCACCATCTCCTACTGAGAGTGAGGAAGCAACTTCAATATCGTTACCACTTAATGTTAAAGATATACCTGTTCCAGCATCAAGTCTAACTGTTTCACCACTACCTATTACTCCAGCACTAGAACCACCAACTATTCCCCAAGTAAATCCAGAATATCCAGATATGGCATGTGTAGTTGCAGATGTTATTTGACCTTGTGCATTAACTGTTACTGCTGGTATTGCCGTTGCTGATCCATATGTACCTGCTGTAACAGCAGTATTAGTAATCGAAATTGTAGGTGTTGAACCTTCACTAGAACCACTAGCAGTTATACCAGTTCCACCACTAAGTGTTGCAACATAGTTTCCTGTTGTTTCTGTTCCTAATGTGACACCATCGTTTTTAATAGATACTACACCAGATGATACTCCAAAGTTATCTGAACTAAATTGTGCAACACCCTTTGCAGAGGTTGTAGCATCTGCAACTGAGAAGTCAATGGTATTATCGGAAGTATCATAAGTCACTGTCATATTCGTTTCAGTGTTTCCTGCTACCATCTCTCCAACTTTATCTTGGAGATAGTTGTCGTTAAGAACGAAGTCTAAAGTTCCTGTAGAGTCTTCATAGGTAACTCCAATACCAGTTTCGGTATTTCCAGTTACCATTGCTCCTACAATGTCTTCTATTTCTTCTTGTGTTTTACCAGCAGAAGATATAACCAGTGTACCAGCAGCATCATCATAAGTGACACTTGTTGATCCAGTACCACTTACAAATGCACCAACGACATCCTGTACTCTTTCTGTAGTATGGAATAAGTTTGATGAACCTTCGGTGATACCATCAGAAGATTCAGCAGCTGAGTTAGTCCATGCAGAACCACTCCATGTTAAATGATGTCCAGTTGCTGGTGAAGTGATTGTTACATCAGATACATCATCGATACTTGCAGCAGCAATTCTTGCATCTGCTCTTGCATTTGTATAATATAGATTTGACCCTTCTGTTAGGGCCCCTGTATTATGATTAGAGATATCTGAAACTGTTCCAGTAACATCTCCAGTAAATCCTGTTGTTGCAGTTATTGTTGTTCCTTGAATTGTAGAAGTCGATACATGAGCTGCACTTGCATTGATAGTTGAACCAAAGGTTACACCACCACCATCTGCAATTGTGATTGCATCA